TCATGGTTTTGGTCATCAAAAATTAACGATTATACACCTGTCCGGTTTTCTCCCTAAAAACCGGACAAACATTCTGGCATAGTCCGTCGCATGGCAATAGACATCGACAACGGATTACCCAATCCCGAAAACAGAACCACCCTAGAACACTACACCTACTGGATACGTGTCGAGGTCGCCGTGGGTGCCGGACAGCAAATCTCAGTTAATGGACGCAGCCTCACCCAGGCCGATGAAGCCTGGATAACAACCCGCCGCAAAGAATACGAAAACAAGCTGGCATCAGAAGCGGCAAAAGCTTCTGGTTTACCGTCTGGCCCGGTGTACCTGGGGTAAATGATGGATTCACAACTGGCACTCGATAATCAATCACCTGACCTGGCTGGCATAGAGCAACTGCCAACATTGGCGGCCAGTGCTCATGATGCGGCGTCACTCAGTGACCGTGCAATCGGTGACTGGAATCCCCTGCCAGCATCACCAGATATAGATTTGATTGAAGAGCTTGTCACGATGGTGGGTCGCTCTCGTGACCTTGACCGCAATAACGGCATAGCTTCTGGCGCAGAACAAACCCACAAAGATAATATTATTGGTTCCAGCCTGCGCCTAAGTGCGAAACCAGATTATAAATTGTTGGGTAAAACTATCGACTGGGCGCAGGAATGGGCAGACAACACAGAAGCACAATTTAGAAGCTGGGCAGAAACCACAGAATGTGATGCCGGTGGCGAACTCAATCTACTGGGTTTAACTCAGCAAATGTTTTCCGGTGCTTTTACCAATGGTGATGGACTGGCGTTACCGCTCTGGAAGCCCCTGCCAGCTACGCGATGGGCAACTCGATTACAGGTCATGGAGTCTGACAGACTCGACACACCTTCAGGCATGGAACAGAAAAAGAACCTGAGTGGTGGCGTACAGCATGACCAGCACGGTCGGCCTATCGAATACTGGATCATGAAAAACCATCCGGGTGAAAAATACGGATTTGTGTATGCCGGGGCCGATGAGTACCAGCGCATTCCCGCTTTCACCGATTGGGGTCGTCGTCGTGTTATTCACCTGCATGATAAAAAACGTGCCGGAGCAAGTCGTGGAAAGCCATTAATTTCATCGGTTATGCGTGAATTTAAAATGGCTGGTAAGTACACCGTTACCGAACTGCAAACCGCTATTGCAAATTCACTGATTGCTGCCGTGCTGGAATCTGATCTCGATCAGGAAACTATGAACAGTATTTTCGGTGAAAATGCCGAGAAAAAATACAACGAATTTTTAGGTGGATACAAACCCAGGCTATCCGGTGGTGCCGTATTAAAAACACCACCAGGCACAAAAATGCACCTGCTTAATGCCGGGCGCAATAACTCTGCTTATGACTCATTCATGCAGAGTCTACATCGCAATATGGCAGTTGGTTTAAATATTCCATACGAACTGTTGATGAAGGACTTTTCAAACGTCAATTATTCATCAGGACGCATGGCATTGCTCGAAGCCTGGCGTTATTTCTGGGGCCGTCGTCGCTGGATATCTGATTACTGGTTGAACGTTGTTTATGAATTATGGCTAGAAGAAGCCATTAACCTGGGCAGAGTCGAAGCACCAGATTATTACGACAATAAATATGCCTATTTACGCTGCCGCTGGATCATGTCCGGACGTGGTTGGGTTGACCCAGTTAAGGAAGCCAATGCGGCGAAAATCAGAATGGATATTGGTGTGTCTACTCTGGAAAACGAATGCGCGGAACAGGGTCTGGACTGGCGCGAAACTTTAGAACAGCGCAAGTTTGAAAACGATTATGCGCAAGAACTTGGTTTGCCGAGTGTGCATGAAGTTGAGTATGCGCCGGATGTTTCTCGGGAAACAGATCAAGATAAATCAGATGATGAAGAAAAAACCAAAAAAGAGGAATCGGCTAATGCCTGAAGTTGAACAATTTAAGTATCAACTTATCCAAGGCTTGCTTTACGACACGCCTTTGATGATAGCACCTGGTAAAGCAGAAATTCTGCATAATGTTATTCAGGGTTACTCAATGGGTAAGCCACCAGAAGTTGATGCTGCTGCATTTCCAAGCAATACAGAGCGTAAGCCGTACCAGATGACCACGAGTGGAATTGCTGTTATCTCTGTCATGGGCTCACTAACACATCGTGCTGGTTTTCTGGATGCGCTGTCGGGTATGACCAGCTATAGCCGGTTGGCCAGTCAATTACGCAAAGCTGAAAAAGATCAAGACGTTAAAGCAATCTTGCTCGATGTCGATTCGCCGGGTGGATCTGTCTCTGGATTGTTTGACCTGGCTGCAGAAATAAAACGTATAGATTCTGTAAAAACTGTTTGGGCTCTTAGTAATGAAAGCATGTTCAGTGCTGCTTACGCAATAGGTGCCAGTGCTAGCAGAATCATTGCACCAGAAACCGCTATGGTCGGTTCAATAGGCGTCATCATGATGCACCTGGACCAAAGCAAAGCACATGCAAAAGCCGGTAAAAAATACACGCCAATCTATGCAGGCCATCACAAAATTGATGGCAGCAGTCATGCGCCTTTAAGTAAACAGGCACAAGGCACTTATCAAAATATTGTCGATCAAAATTACGATATCTTTGTTCGTCATGTTGCAAGTGGTCGCACTAGCATGAGTGAGCAAGATGTTATCGATACACAAGCCCAAATTTACACTGCTAAGGATGCTATGGACGTTGGTTTAATAGACCAGATTGCCTCGCATGATGAAGCGCTTAACCTACTGGAAGCGGAAATACAGCAACCAGTTTTATCAACACTGGCAACAGCCAGTAAATCACCGGAGACAATTATGTCTGAAAAAGAAACGGGCATAACGTCCGTCATTTCACAGGCCGATCTCGACTCTGCTGTTGCCAACGCAAAAGCAGAAGGTCACGAGACTGGTCTACAAGCTGGACGCGAAGCGGAGCAAACCCGCATCAACTCTATTCTTAAACTCGACTCAGCCAAAGGCAAGATCGATGCAACGCTATCAGCTGCAATCGAAAACGGTCTTGAAGCTGAAGCTGCAGACAAATTTCTGGTTGCAGTACCGGCAAAAGCAACAAATGGTTTCACCGCCGCAATGGATGCCCTGGGTAATCCAGAGATCGGTGTTGATACCGGTGAAGGATCCGAATTAACCGATGATCAGTTAGCTGCGAAAGTAGTTTCACTGGTCCAGTCATAAGGGGGAATAACTCATGTCTGAATTTACATCAACAATCTATTCACCAGATCGCCTGGTGGGTAATAACGCTCATCTGCTGGTTGGGCAAAAAGTCACTATTTTAACCGGTCAGGTTTTAAGTCGTGGCGCATTGCTTGGCAAGATTACTGCATCCGGTAAGCATATTTTAAGCCTGTCTGCTGCTGGTGATGGTTCACAAACAGCCGATTTAATTCTGGCTGAAGATGTCGATGCAACGGCGGCTGATGTGGTAACACTAGCATACAGCCGTGGTGACTTTGACGAGTCCGCTGTCACTTATGGCACTGGCCACACTGCGGACAGCGTCCGTGAAACCCTGCGTGGAAAAGGCATTGTGCTTGTTCCATCTGTTAGCGCATAACTGGAGATAATAACAATGGATATCTTTTCTACAAACGTACTGGCGAAAGTGGTTGAACTCATGAACCGCCCGTCATCATTTTTACTCGATACCTATTTTCCTTCGGTGCAAGTTCACGCAACGGAGGAAATTAACTTCGATGTAGTCACGACAGCTCGACGCCTTGCGCCATTAGTGTCGGCAGTTGTTGAAGGTCAAATCGTACAGGAAACCGGCATGGTCGCTAAAAGCGTTAAACCTGCCTATGTTAAACCTCGTACACCGTTGGCACCATCAGGCGCGTTAAAGCGTATGGCAGGTGAGCAAATAGGCGGAACGCTGTCACCAGCAGACCGTCAAATGGCGCGTATTGCAGCGACTATTGCAGACCATATCGGCCAGATTACTCGTCGTAAGGAATGGATGGCAGCTTCTGCCCTGCGTACCGGTGCTATTACCCTGTCTGGTGATAAATTTCCCACGCAAAATATCGACTTTGGTCGTAATGCTGCATTAAGTGTTACGCTGGCTGGTGCCACTGCCTGGGGTGCTGCCGGGGTTAACCCATTGGCTAATCTACGCGCCTGGGCTTTGTTAGTGCTTAAAAATGGTGGGGTCGGTGTGACTGATATCACAATGGATGCAGATGCCTGGGAACTGTTCTTTGCATCAACCGAAGTTCAGGCACAGCTTAACTATCGTCGTGATGTTGCTGCAAACTTCAGCAGCAATTCACAAAGTAATGTGGGTGGTGTGTATCAGGGTTCAATCGGTAACTTCAATTTTTACACTTATGCTGAATGGTATGTCGATGATGCCGGTGCAACTCAGCCAATGTTGCCCAATAAAACTGTTATTCTCGGTGGTGCAGGACTCGAAGGTATTCAGGCGCATGGTGCGATTCTTGATGATGCGGCTGGTTTGATTGCGATGGAATACTTTCCTAAGTCATGGGTGCCACAAGACCCTGCAGTTCGTCAGGTGCTTACTCAATCTGCACCGTTGGTTGTGCCTTGCAATGTTAATGGTTGCCTGGCTGCAACAGTCGCATAGGGGTGATTGCCATGTTTATCACAAACAGCACGTTTCATATCACTAAAGACAAAGTTATCGAGTCTGGTGTTGAGGTCTCGCAAAAAGACCTTGGCATCAGTGATGACGATGTTAAGCGGTACATTGCACTTGGCTCGCTGGTTGATATTCAGAAACCGGCAAAAGCGGTAAAACCCGCTGAAGCTGAAAAAACGGAATCTCCTAAGTAGGGCCTTATGGATCTGTCCGCTCTAAACAATGCCGTCCTCAACACCTGGGGCGAAAAACTCCAGGTAAAGGTCGGCACTATTACGCACAGTAACATCGTTGGTGTTTATGCCGATGCGTACGCAAAAACCAGCGTCGGTAATACCGACGTAGAGCGGCCAGATCCATCTTTTTCGTTTAAAACATCAGACTATAATCAATTAGCACCTGCGGTCGATGACCAGGTTATCTACCAGGGTGTCACCTATACAATCATCAGTGCTCCAATTTATGAAACCGGTAACTGGTGCAATGTGATGGTGAGGGTGTACTGATGATTACGGTCGATATTAACCCGATTGATTTAAAACATACGGCACAGTTTCTGTTGGCATTCCCAAAAGAAATTAATACCGCAAAATATAGAACACTGGCAAAAACCGTTAAGTGGGCCAGTGGCCAACAAGCGTCAAAACTGGCAGCAGAAAATGCTATGCCGGTCAGTATCTTTAAGAAAGGTGCAAAAAATGTAAAAGGGTTCAGAGTCAGAACCAGCAAGATTAAATTTAATACTACAAAGGCACAAATATGGGCTGGTTCAAACAGTGTAAAAGCTCGTTACCTTGGTAAAGCTAAAGAATCAAAACGAGGTGTTACAGTAGGATCTGGGCGTACTCGTCGATTTTATGAAGAGGCTTTTTTAATTCAGAGAGCCGATGGGCGGCCATCGGTTGTGTATCGTAATAAAAACAGCCGTAAAATCCGCTCAATCACTGAGCCAGTTCAATCTGTTTCAGTCGATGAAATTGAAGCGGCAATACCCGGTGAGCTATACAAAAAAATGGATCAGGAAATGAATTATATCCTGAACGTTGCAAAAACAAAGTACCAGAGAACAGGGCGGAACTAATGCCAGTCTCCAGTCAATTTGAAATAGAGCCGCTCATCCTGCAAGTCATTAACAGCCTGGCATTGGCCGGGCTTAAAACGGTCAGTGATGAAACCATCATGGCCGGTGTTAATAACCCGTCTAAATTATTACCAGCCGTTATTTTATTCAGTGGTGATGGCCAATACAGTCAGGGTGTCGATGGATCGGTGCAGACTGAAACACAGTTCTGGCAGATCTCTGTCATGGTTAAGCACGTTAACAATACAGCAACGCAAACCACAGCCAGTGAAGCCGGTAGTTTTATGACGCCGATACTTAACGCCCTGGTCGGTAATCAGATAAACGCCAATTTTGCACCACTAGAAATAGTAGAGCGTCCTGTTGCTAATTATTCAGAAGGGTTTGCAGAGTTCCCGGTCATCTTAAAAACCAGTTTTGATGTAGGGGCGGGGGCTTAACATGCATAGAGCAGAACAAAGCCTGCAGGCTATTAAAACAAACTTAACGGGGTTGACTGTTACCGGTGCTTCTATCCATCGAGCATTTGAAGAAATTCCAGCCGTGCCAGCCCTGGTATTAAAAATGGAGTCAGATGCCGTTATCGATTCAGCTTACGGGCAATTTAACCGGGCGCTAAGTTTTGCAGTCGATATACAGATCAAAAAAAGCGCCACAGCAGAAGCCACATTTAACCAGATTCGAGCAGAAGTGCACAAGGCACTGATGCTGGATATAACGCAGGGTTTAGCATTTATTGACAGAACAGAGCCGGTCATCGATGACGCACCCGCGCAAAAAGACCTGGAGCGCCCGATCATAGAACAGTCGATGCATTTCAGAGTTTATTATTCACATTCAACAAAAGATACCGAGGTATAAAACATGCCAACAGCAGAAAACGCAAAATTGCAATACGAGGCCGGACAATCAGTGACAGCGATGTCAGCATTGACTAATTCCGGTGATAATAAAACCTTTACCAGTGCGGCCAGTATCTGGTCAAAAAAATCTGGCTTTGAACCAGATATAAAACCAAACGGTCTGGCAACCGGTGGCGCTGTTATTCCGAATGCTGCTAATAATGCAGTTGATGTAGCTGGTTTAACCTGTTATCTGGCTGGCGTAAAAGCAACGGTCGCTGCAGCAGCTGCTGAAGCTATTACCCGTGCATCTACAAACGTTGCCAGTATCAGTGCTATTACCGTTACTTCTGCAGGTGCTATCGCTGTCGTAAAAGGCACCGATTCTGCTAGCACGGCATTTAGTGAAACGCGTGGTGCAGCCGGTGGGCCTCCTTTTATCGCTGTTGGGTCTATCGAAATTGCACAGGTACGCACCACCAGCAATGTTGCCGCCGCTATCACTGCAGCAGAAATCTACCAGGTCGTTGGACTGCATCAGGAGCGTTATGATTATCCGGTGTGGGATACAGAAACCGAAAGCGGTCAAATCACCTTTGCTGATTCGTTGCCTTTGATTCACACGGCCAGTGTACCAAAGATTGTATCGGCCTCTTTTGCAGAGCCTATATTCTCAGATGTGCAGCTATCCTCTGACTTTGTACCTGCGGAAACATCGCACAGCGTATCATCTACACAGGTTTATGGTTCCACAGTCGGTTCAAGTTCATCTAGTCTCGGTCAGGGTTCTTTCAATGCCCGTTTAAGTGATGGTGTTTCAGATGCACTGGTTAAAGAAAAAAATAACTTCCTCTGGTTCCGTTTCTATCCAGATCGTTACAAGACAAACTACATGCTGACACAGGGTAAGCTGGGTATTAGTCGTACCTTTCCAGCCGGTGACAGTATCCAGGCTGCCTGTACTATTTCTGCAGAAAAAGAAAGTTCAGACGTCGAGGTATAACTGATGGCCTTTGACCTCGCTCAATTCGAAAAAGCGAAGTTCAGCACCAGGCAGGAGGGCGTACAGCTCCCTGCTTTGGCTGCCTTTTTCGCCAAAGATGAAGAACCAGAGTGGACAGTGCGCGGTTTAACTCACGCAGAACTAGCAAAAGCCGAAGAATCCATCGTATCCAGTAAAGATATAGAGGCTCTGGTCACCGCATTAACCGGCCAATCCAAAGAAAAAGCCGATGCTATAACCGGTTTGCTAGGTGTTTCTGGTGATGACGTGCCGAAAGAAACCAAAAAGCGTATCGAGCATTTAGTCATGGGCTCGGTCGATCCGGTCATTGATTTACCAGTGGCCGTCAAGCTGGCTGATTGTTTCCCCATCGAATTCGGCATGTTAAGTAACAAAATAATGATCTTGACCGGACAGGGCAAACTGCAGGCAGAGGTAAAGCCGAAGCCCTCTGGAAAGTAAACGACATACAGGCAGCACTTAGCCTGGCGGATATAAAGCAGAATTATTTATATCAATCACGGCCGGACCTGTTTCCAGAGGGCCTGTTAACCGACACAGAAATACACCTCTGGTCGAAATATTACGAACAGAAAAACCGGAAATAAAACAACATGGCTGACCTTAAAAAAACCATAGACATTGTATTTGGAGCCGTCGATAACACCGGCAACGTCGTTAAAGGTGTCGGCAAAAACATCGATGCACTGGGAACCTCGGTTGGCAATATCGCTGGCCCGTTAGATTCTATTGCTAATTCTGTGCTGGCTGTGGATGCTGCTATTGTGGCTATGGGAGTGGCCATGGCGGGTATTGCTGTCAAAGAAGCGGCAGATTTTAAAACATCATTTAATGAAATCAGCACGCTATTCACCACCACCGGTGAAAATCTCGACCAGTTCAGTACCCAGATACAGGATTATGCAGGCGGATCAACCCAATCAATAGAAGACATCAATGCCGCGATTTATGCATCAATATCAGCCGGTGTTGATTATAAAGATTCACTAACGGTAGTTGCACAGGCCGAAAAACTTGCCGTTGCCGGAAAAGCAGGGCTCAGTGATACGCTGATTGCGCTGGTCTCTACGCTCAACAGTTACGGCGCAGAAATGAGTGATGCTGGAGGCTATTCAGACACGTTTTTCAAGATCGTCAAACAGGGCCAGACCACCATCCCTGAACTATCCAGTTCATTGTCTAAAGTCACGGGTATCGCCGCGAACTCAGGCGTATCATTTGAAGAGCTTGGAGCAGCGGTCGCATCATTGACAGGGTCTGGAATACGTACCAGTGAGTCCATCAGTGGAATAAAAGCGGCTCTCGGTAACATTTTAAAGCCGACAAAAGATGCCAGGGATGAAGCTGAACGCCTGGGTCTGCAATTTGATAGCGCTGCCATATCCAGTAAAGGATTTGGTGGATTTATCGAGGATATCAAAAATAAAACAGGTGGTTCTGTTGATTCAATGACAAAACTATTTGGCTCGGTAGAAGGGCTGAATGCAATTTTAACCCTGACCGGTAATGGAAACGCCAAATTTATTGAATCACTCGCTATTATGCAGAGTGAAGCTAATCTGTTGGATGAGGCATTCACGAAAATGTCTGAAAACCTCGACCTGGTCAGCCAGAACATGCAAAACAATCTACGCCTGGCATTTGTTGGGTTTGGTGCGAATATCTTGCCCCAATTCACCCAGGATGTAGAAGCAATCTCACAGGTATTTTCAGCCATCAGTTTTAGTTTTAACAGTACCGATGCCTTTGAAGAAGTTTATGCCGCGCTTAACGAATTGGGTTTTGATTTTGAACAGTTTGCGCTGGCAATTGCAGAGTCTTTGCCTGAGGCATTAAGCCTGGTTAATTTTTCTGGCGCGTTGGCTGCATGGTCTGGCGTGGGCGATCAGTTGAGTGGGCTGTTTGATGGTGTTGATGTCGCTACTCCAGAGGGTCTGTCAGAAGCTATTCAGAAAGTAGTTGATAGTGTTTCATCGCTGGGTACTGTTACCGAAGGCATGGCCAGCAACCTGGTTCCGTTTGTTAAAGAGATATTCAATGCGATTGATGCGTTTAATGGGTTGAGTGAAAAAGCAAAACTAACAACAGGTGAGACTCTGGGGCTAGGGAAGGTTGTTAATACTCTGTTACCAGTTTTAGATGGCATGAGTACGGCTATTACTACGCTGGGTGGTGGTCTTAGTTTGCTGGCAACTAAGGGTTTGGTTGACTCGGCGAAAGGGTTGACCGGGATTATTCCTCAATTTGATAGTGCTACTGTTAGTGCTGGTAAATTCGCCAAAGGCATGGGGATATTGTCATCCGGTGCAGTGGGCTGGGAGATAGGATCGCTAATCCATGACAATTTTGGCGAAGAAATACAAGATGGAATAGAAAGCGTTGTTGATTTTACCGAAAGCCTGTTCGGCCTGGGTGAGCAAAGTGAAGAATTTAAAACTGAATCAAAAAAACTCATCGACAGCTTTGCCGCAATAGGGGTTACGGTTAAAGAGTCTGATCTGGCGGTCAGTAATATCCAGGGTATGTGGGATATATATTACAACAGAATAAATGATGTAGAGCAGGGAAATAAAGATTTAGGAGAAAGTTTTAAAAAAGTCGATGAAGAAGCCGCTGAGCTGGCGCAATCCAATAAAGATCTGGAGTACGCCTCTGGCACCTATATAAATGGTGTAAAGCAAACAGCAGAGGCTATTGATGAAGTCACTAAAAGCACCGGTGAATTAGTCGCTATTAATAACACTGCGACAGATGATCAAGAGGAAGTCGCAAAGGCCATCAAGTACACGGCTGACCAGGCATTGAAACTGGAAATTGCACTGGCTGGATTTTCAACAGAGATCTATAAAGCAAGTATCGAGCTGGATATACAGCAAGCTAAAAACGAGCTTGAGTCGTATAGGCTCGCTATAGAATCAGTAACGGATTCAATTGTTGGTTCTCAATCACTTATGTCTGATTTGGTTGGTAGTCTGGCGTCAGGTTCAAATCTGGAATGGTTTGAGCGAGACCAGGTTATGCGCATTATTCGCGATGAAGCCGAGCTGAAAAAAGAGCAAATGAAACTGCAAAACGAACTGGTGCAGGCCGAGTTGGATAGTATAAAACTTAAAAATGACTATCTCAAAAGCGGAGGGGCCGCCATCAATATATCAGCCGCAGGGTTAGAGCCTGAAATTGAAGCGTTCATGTTTAAAATATTAGAAAAAATCCAGATACGCGCCACGGCAGAACAGGCCGCTTATTTAATAGGAGCCTAAAATGATTGGAATCAGCACGCCAACACTCGACCAGTCCGGGGAACTTATCCTGCACGAACTAGGTGACACCGCTATTAGTCAATATTCGCGCCGCATCAATGCCACTGCGACGCTAGATGGTGGGGTATCGGTAGAGGATAACGGGTTTACAGGCATAGATCGCCCAATCTCAATCGCGGTTAAATCGACAACCGCAATAATGTCCAGCCTTAAATACTTGCTGGAAAATTACACCACAGTAAACCTGTCAACCAGGGAAGGATTTAATACGGCAGTTATTAAAAAACTAAACGATATCGATGGGAAAATAACCCTCGAATGTGTGTTAAAAACATAATGAAATACACATTAACACTCACCGGAGCACCCGACGCCACCACAGACGTATTATTGCCTATATCCAGTTTCAGCCTGCGCCTGCGTGATAGCACAAAAGATAGTTATTTATCCTGTGTCGTGCCAAATGTCAGCGCTTATTCTGCATTAATCGCCGCCAGACCTAACGGCAATTTAATCCTGACCGGTGACTGGACCCTGATAACCTGCCCAATAACCGACATCAGAGAGCAAAAAGGCGCGCAAAGTTCCAGCATTACCCTGACCGGTTATGCCACCATATCGAATCCAGTACCCACCAGCCACACCGTCGAAACCGCGTTTTACACCAACAACGACCCAACTGGATCGTTCAGGATCAGAACACCAGTGATCCAGGCATTACCCGATGATACGCTGATATACCAGTCAGTCAGCAGAACCATTGAAAGCATATCGCTTAGTGTCAATGCCAACCAAACCCAGATGGAGCATAGCTGTGTGTAAAAATCAGTTACGAGTTGCAAGTAAAAACTTTCCACTTTCCACTTTCCACTGATCCTATGGCTAAATTTGAAATAGTGGGTGTAGGTGTAGAGGGAAATTACACCGTAAAAGAACACCTGGACGTTACCGGTATTGCATCCAGAATCACAACACTGGAAACCGAAAACACCAATCTGGCAGCGAGGAATGCAGAAATAGACGGCTGGTTGCCAGATCTTGAATCTGAACTGGAATCTGTATTACTGCAAATCGAAACCTATTCACTGCTGGATCCGCCAGACATTATCAATGCCAATAAACAAACTGCTTACAGCTTCACGCTGTCGCGCAGTATCGGCCTGGCCAATAACGAAAAAGCCAGCAACAATCTGCGCATAGCTGGTAACAACAAGACCATTCCGCAGCTACAAAAAATAATCGATGATCAGGCAATCGTACAAAACGCGGTTTGCATTGATGGCGCTGACACATTAACCGTTGGCCAACTGGTCGGCAGTATCGAACTGCACCGATTTGCAACACCCAAAACCAGCCCACAAAAAATACTAATCAGACCGGGTGACACAGCGCCATACAGCGCCGCCCGTGATGGCCTGCAAAGACACGCCATGGTCATGAGAGCATCAGAACTGTTTGTTAATGCAGCCCTGATGCCAACAGCGCAAGAAAATTTACCACGATACATTCCGGCCACAGTAACCGCTATCGACACCGATTTAAACACCATTAGTGCCAATCCCTACGAACAAAACAACAACCATCCGACTAGCTGGTGGGAAGGTGCAGTCATAACCCGTTTCCCAGACTCGTTTTATAACAATATCCCGGTCGTGTATTCAACCTGCGACGCTGCCGCTTTTACTGTTGGGGATAATGTTGTTGTTGAATATATTGCAGGGCAGCCTACTGTCGTTGGTTTTGTTGATAATCCGCAGCCCTGTGCTGGTGGTGATTTTCTCGCTGTTGCTGTGCCTGTAAATCTAATTGATACCTGCCGTTTTTGGTCGCCTGAAGCTTTTGAGGTTGACTGGGGTGGTGGTGCCTTTGTTTTATATGCTGGTGGATCTCTTGCCAGTTCTGTGCCTACGGGGAACGTGACAATTAGAGGGGCTTCTAATACTCGCGTAGCTTTTTATATTGGTTATCTATCTGTAGATATACAGCAGAGCAGTACTATAACAAACCTAAGTAGTGCTTTTAGAAATAACACAACAATGACAACGCTAGCGATTGCTGACACTAGCTCAGTAACTGATTTTAGTAGCTTGTGTGAGGGATGCACTTCTCTGTTATCATTTCCAACTCTAGACTATTCATCTGCATTAAAGTTATCTAGAGCATGGTATGGTTGTACAAGTATTACATCGTTTGGATCAATAAGCTTACCTATTGCCAATGATGCACTTACCTTGTATCAAGCATGGATGGGTTGCGTTAGCTTGCTATCTGTTGGGGATATAGACGCACCTCAAGCCATATCAATTAAAGAGGCATTTAATGGTTGTAAATCACTGCTATCAGTTGGAGTTCTTACAACGCCATTAGTGACTAACTTTAGCGGTTTGTTTTTTAATTGCAGGCATTTAAATTGTATTAGCGGAATAAATACTGTTAGTTTTACTGACACAAGTTTT